TAATAGATCCTGATCCTGAATCACCTACTTATCAGCAAGTAGTTGATATTATTGTTCTTACTCCTGGTGAAAATTATCCAGTTAAAGATGATCAAAAACCTGTTATAGTTGATCATGTGTCTGTTATTGAACCTGGTGAAGAATATGATAAGGATGATACGGTTATAGATTCTGCAGGTAATGAGTACTCTGTAATTGTTGATGATTTTGGTAGAATTGTTAATGTAACTATACCACCTTCTTCATCAGTAAATGTAGCAGAAATAATAGAATTCCCTGAACTTACAGTACAGACTAAAACTGGTTTTGGTGCAATATTAAGAGCACAATTGAAACCAAGACCTGAATATCAAGGTGAAGTTAAGCAAGTTATTGACTGTATTGGTTGAAATAAATAGAAAGGTAAGGTATTAGAATATGACAAAACAACCAAGTTGGCAAAAAAGACAGGTTGATTCTTTTGGTGATTTTAAGATTGAATATGGAAATCCTTCAAGTCATTTAGGTGGACCTGCTGTTTTCAGCATGGTTGGTAATGGTGCTGGTGGAACTGCTAAACTTGGATTGAGAGAAAGTGGAACTTTTGATATTATGGTCGATCAGACTGTAAAGATTACTGGTGCTGCTAATAATCAGAGACCTGATGGATATAATGGTGTTGAAATTGTCTCAATGGAAGGTGGAGTTGCTATTACTTGCCAAAAAGGAACTCTTAAACTAATTGCTGCAAATATAGAAGTTGTTTCTGGTAGTAACATACATTTTAAAGCAAGTGGAAAAATTACAAATGATGCTGATCATGTTCATTTTCACGTTAGAGATTTAGATGTGGATCCTGGTAAGAGATTTATGGGTAACTCTAAAAGAGGTGATATTGTTGTTAGAGAGGCTGGATTCTTGCACAAATGTTATAAGAATACTGATGTAAAAGATCATAAGAGAGCCAACTAATGACCGAAGAAACAAATTTTTCAGGAATAAACGACGGTGATAATTTTGGTGTCAGTAATGTTGCTGAATTTTATAATGACGTTCATGTTTATGGAAAATTATATGCTGATCTAGTTGGTGGGTTAAGTGGAGATGGTAGTCAAGGATTAACTGTAGAAAGTTTAATTGTTAATAATAATGCTTTTTTTAATAGTGATGTATCCATAGAAGGTCTTCTTGATGCTGATTACCTTACAGTTTTTCAGAGATTAGATGTTGGTGCTGGTGGAACAGTTTTTACTGCTATATCTACTACTAATGGAAGGAATGGTCAGGGACAAACGGGAGGTCGGGTTGGTATAGGTAGTACACAACCAGATGCTTTATTCCAAGTTGGAGAGAAACTTACTTCTCTTATTGTTACTGATAGTGGTAATGTTGGCTTGGGTTCTACGACACCTGGAGCACGTTTCCAAGTTGGTTCTGAATGTTTAATTGTTAATACTGATCCTTGTTCAGTAGGAATAGGAACGACTTTACCTGCACAAAAATTCCAAGTTAAAACTGGTACACAAGGAGCAGTTATAAGTGATTCTGGACAAGTTGGTGTAAGAACCTCTATGTTCGAGGGGACAGAAGTCTTTAAAGTAAATTCAAAAGATAATTCATTCGTTATTACTGATACTGGTAATGTTGGTATTGGTAGTCTAGATCCTACTGCAATTCCTGGTTATAATGTTGCCGATGGAATTATAAAATTAAATGTAGAGGGATCAGTTAAGATTGATCGAAATATAATTGACTCTTCAGATTCTCCAGGTGTAAATGGATATTATTTGAATAGAGATGGAAATGGTATTCGTTGGGTGCAAGCATCTCCAGTTTCTTTGGATGGAATGTATGTCCAAGATGAGGGAGTAGATTTACCTGTAGGTGGCACAGCACAATTATTCCAATGGTTAAACTTCCAAGAACTTAATAGTCTTGGTGTTGGAACTGATACTACCTATGCAGAACCTAATCCTGGTAATCCAACTGCTATTGCTAACATCTATACTAGAGATCTATGGGGATTTAGTGGAACTGGTAACAATGCTCCAGTTTATAGAATGACTAATGTTGGTATTAAGAATAATAATCCAGCAGTAGAACTAGATGTAACAGGAGAACTTCATGTAACTGGTAATGTTGATTTTGATTCAGAATTAAATGTTGATGGTAATACCTTCTTAAATGCTGATTTAGATGTTGACGGTCTTACTACCTTTAATAATACTACTGATGCAACATCGACTACAAGTGCATCTGTTCAGTTAGATGGTGGATTAGGTATTGTAAAACAGATTTATGTTGGTGGAGTTGCAAGAATACAAGATTCAACTGATTCTTCAAGTTGTACTACAGGTGCTTTAACGGTTGCTGGTGGTGTAGGTATTTCTAAGAAATTGAATGTTTGTGGTGATCAAAAGATTACTTCAGCAACAGAATCTACAAACTGTACTACAGGTGCTTTAGTAGTTACTGGTGGTGTTGGTATTTCTAAGAACTTGAATGTTTGTGGTGATGTAGATATCTACGGTACAACACAGTCAGTAGATAAGAATAGTGGTGCATTAGTTGTTGAAGGTGGTGTAGGAATTGAGAAGAACTTAAATGTAGGTCAGAATACAAAACTCACAGGTAGTCTAGAATTAGAAAGTAGACTAATTGATAAGTTTAATAGTAATGGTGTTGGTATATGTAAGACAGATTATAGATTATCTTCCTTTGATGTATCTGGTGTTGGTGTTGGTGTATCTTGGAGACCACCTGGCGTTCAAACTAAGAAAACTATTTGGGTTACTAAGAATGGATGCGATACTAATAGTGGATTATTAGAAGGTGATGCAAAATATACTATAGCTGCTGCAGCAGAAGTAGCACAAATGGGTGATACTATTAAAGTTCGTTCTGGTGTTTACTATGAGAATAACCCAATTGGATTAAGAACTGATGTTGCAATCTCAGGTGAAGATTTAAGATTAGTTACTGTAGTACCTGAGAATACAAGTAAAGATTTCTTCCACGTTAGAAATGGATGTTTGGTTGAGAATATTAGTTTCAAAGGATCTGGTGGAACAGAAACACTTCATCATGGTTTAGCAGCAGTTGCTTTCCCACCTACTGATGCTGCTGACCAAGCGGTTACTGGATATATTGAACTTGGTCCATCTAATGAAGGACCTAATGGTAGATATAAGAGTCCTTATGTTAGAAACTGTACTAACTTTATGACTGGTAGTATTGGAATGAAGATTGATGGAAATCATGTAGGTGCTGCTTATACTGGAACTAATAATCTAGGACAGGATTTGAAGAGTATGGTTTGCGATGCCTTTACTCAATATAATGAGGCTGGTATTGGTGTTTCAATTACTAATAAAGGATATGCACAGTTAGTTTCTATCTTTACTATTGGGTGTGAGAAAGCAATTTATTGTGATAGTGGTGGACAGTGTGATCTTACAAACTCTAACTCATCATTCGGTAAGTTTGGATTAGTTGCTGATGGCACAAGTGGTGTTGAATTTGATGGAACTCTAAGTGCTAAGATGGAAGCTGAGGCTGATAAGATAGAAGTTACTAATTGTCAAGATCAAAGCAATAATAATAGAACTCCTTTTGATGGACAGGGTGCATACTTCCACTTAGATATGAATGATTACCCAGATACAATTTCAACTGCATCGATAACTGAACCATTACAAACTATTAGATCTATTGTAGTTGTGAATGGTGGTAATCCTGGTGATTATTCTGCATCTGCACCTCCTCTTATTACTGCTACTTTACCTTTAGGACCAGAAGCAATTATTGCTGAGTTTTCTCCAAATGTAAGTGCTGCTGGAACGATCACTTCTGTTGATGTTATTGCTAGTGGTAGAAACTTCTTACCTACTCAGAATGTTGTAATGAGTATATCTGGTAGTGGTAATGCTCAGTTGACAGCAGATATGGATCCGATTCTATATACTGTGGATGAGGCAACCGAAGTTACTAATACTGGTGGAACAACAGTAACCTTTAATGAATTTATTCCTTATGAAGTAAAATCTACTGCAAAAGTTGAATTTGTTAGGTTGAGTAGAATCATAACCAGTTCACATTCATTTGAATATGTGGGTGCAGGTGTAGATATAAATACAGCTAACCCATTCCAGGCTGGAAAACCAATACCCGAAAATGAAGTTGTTGCCATTAATGGTGGTCAAGTTCCCTTCACAAGTACGGATCAAAAAGGTAATTTTAGAATTGGTGATGGATTGACTATTGATCAAACAACGTCTACAATACGAGGTAGAGATTTCAATAGAGCAATACAAGCACAATTAACACCACTTATATTAGCGTTAAGATAATATGGCAATAGCACCAGTAAATAAGTTTATTAATATTGCCGTTCCTGTTGCACCAGGTGTGCAGAAACTTTATGAAGTTCCAACAGGAACTTCTGCTTTATTATTGTATGCACAAGTATCTAATGTTGCTGCTGGAACAACTTATCCTACAACTACATTTTGGCAAAGAAGAACTCAAAGAAGTACGGGTAGCGAAAGAGACGTAAGAATTATAAAGGAAGCAGAGATACCACCACAGGATGCATTAATAATGGTGGATGGTAGAATAGTATTAGAAAAAACACCATTAGTAGTTGATAGTTTATACATTCGTGGAACCCAACAAGGTGTTGGTATTATTACTGATGTTCAATATGATGAACCATCAGGGATTGCTACAGTTCAAACTCAGATAAAGCATGGATTTAATGTTGGTGATCAAATTAGTATGGGTGGAATGTATTTCACTTGTCCAAGTTATTCTGGTATAACAACTAATATTTTCCCAGATCCTCAAAGATCTTATGTTGTAGATACGGTTGATGGTAATGTTGGAACTTCTAAGACATTTTCAATTGATATTGGTGGTGCTAGTGGAAATGAACACGTTTATAGTACAGCAATTCATAGATTTGTTAGAGCAGTTCCTCAGTGTATAGAGGTAGTTTCTAGTTCAAGTGTAGCAGTAGGAACAAAGTTTAATGTAAGTACTGCAGATTACACTGGAAGTACAGGAGAAATAACTTTAAATATTGGAAATAATGGTTTATCAAATGGAGATACGATTAAGATAGCAGATAATTCTATAGTATTCACTTGCACGATGGATAATCATTATAGTGAACATTCTTATCCTAGAGCAACAGATCCAGCATCTAATACACCATTAACACTTGCTATTGCTGTTGCAAATGAATCAATTCGGGTTCAAGTTGGTAAGTCAAGTGCTGGTGGATATGTTGCTCCACTAGAGATGGAACTAATAGCAAGTATCCTAGAGAATAGTAATGTCTAAGAGATACCTAAGTGGGCGGGTTAAACGATTACCGCAAGATCAATTAAAAGATGATAGATATAAGTATCTTGGTTTAGATCAGGCAGAACCAAACCTTGCTGATCCAATTACAACACCTGCAGTTCCTTCTGGTCAACAGTATCAGTTGGTTGCTATTCCTGGTTTTGAAGGTAAGAGATATTGGGTTCCTGTTGGTGGTGGATTAATTCCAGGTGCTATTAGTGTATATGATGAAGGAGTTCTTGTTAGTGCTGCAAGTAGTATTACCCAACTTAATTTTGTTGGAGCAGCAGTAACAGCACAAGTAGATGTTCAAAATCCTTCAGGGCATCCAGGTATTGCTGCAACAGTTACAGTTGTACCTGTTACAATTGGTTCTGATCCTCCAGTTAATCCTATTCATGGAGAATTATGGTGGGAAGATGATATTGGAGACTTATGTATTTACTATAATGATGGTGATACTAGTCAATGGGTTACTGTAGTTGCTAGTGGAAATGGTGGAGGTCCCACAGGTCCTGCTGGTCCTCCAGGTCCAACTGGATTAACTGGTCCTTCTGGTCCTCCAGGTCCTGCATCTACAGTACCAGGACCTCCTGGTCCTACAGGTGATGATGGTCCTCCTGGTCCTTCAGGTCCTCCTGGTGCTGATGGTAATGATGGTGCTCCAGGTCCTAGTGGTGGTCCTGGTCCAGATGGTCCTGCTGGTCCTCCAGGTAATGATGGTCCTCCAGGACCTCCAGGTCCAAGTGGTGGTCCTCCAGGTCCTGCTGGTCCTCCAGGTCCAAGTGGTCCTCCAGGTAATGACGGTGGATCTGGTACTCCAGGTCCTCCAGGTAATGATGGTCCTCCAGGTCCTCCAGGTCCAAGTAATGGTCCGACTGGTCCTGCTGGTCCTCCAGGTCCTCCAGGTAATGACGGTGGATCTGGTACTCCAGGTTCTCCAGGTCCAAGTGGTCCTCCAGGACCTCCAGGTCCAAGTGGTGGTCCTCCAGGTCCTGCTGGTCCTCCAGGTCCTCCAGGTGCTGACGGTGATGATTCAACAACACCAGGACCTCCAGGTCCTCCAGGTGCTGATGGTTCTGATGGTGGTAGTGGTCCTCCAGGTCCATCTGGTCCTCCAGGTTCAGGTGGTAGTCCTGGTCCTTCTGGTCCTCCAGGTCCTCCAGGACCTCCAGGTTCAGGTGGAACAGCAAATACCGATCCAGCATTTGACATATACGTAAGAAATACTCAAACAACTCCATCAACTATATCAGTTACTTTTGATACTACTGATTATGATAGTTGGTTAGTTATCGTTACCTCTGGAGGAGGTGGCGGTGGCGGTGGTTCTTCCAGTGGAAACTCTGGTGGAGGAGGAGGCGGTGGCGGTACAGCCATTCGTAGATATTCTGCTGCAGAAATGGGTAATGGTCAGTGTACTTTATTTGTTGGTCAAGGTGGGTCTGCTGGATCTGGTGGAGGTAATGGATCTGCTGGTCAGTATTCTCAGTTCTATCCAAACTCAAGTCAGTATGCTATAACTGCTTATCCTGGTCAAGGTGGTAGTGGTGGTAATAACGGTGCTCTTGTTGCTGGTGGTGGAGGAGGAGTTGGATATGGTGATATAAATTCCTTTGGTGGTGAAGGTACTCCTGGTGCTGGTGGAGAAACTGGTAGAGGTGGAGAAACTTATTGGGGTGGTGGTCACAACTGGACTCCTGGTGGAGGTGGAAGAGGAGTTCAGGGTGGTGGTAATCCTATAGGAATAAATGATGGAAGACCAGGACAGATTGTAGTTTTTTCATATAAGAAGAGTAAGTTTACCGTTTAATTATGAGTTTTCTAGACGATTTTAAAAAAACAGATCTTCAACATCAAGCTGATGCTGATACTGTTCAAACTAATATAAGAGCTGGTATTGGAACCACTTACATAGATTTTGCTATAGTTGACAATTCTACTAGTTTAGTAGCAACTACTATAGTGGGTTATGCAGATACATCCAAGAATCCAACTTGTACTGAAATGGGTTTTACTGAACATCATTTCGTTGCTATTGGTGCTACTTATCGTGGTGAATTTGCTGGTATTCCAAATCGGTGCTTAGTAAGACCTGATTGGAAATATACTGATGCTGGTGGATTTTTTGATCCAGTTGATTATACAGAAGCATGGACAAAGGGTATGAGAGAAACTAGAGATAAAAGATTAGCAGAATCTGATTGGACTCAATCGGCAACAGATAGCACATTATCTTCTAGTAAGAAGACTGAGTGGGCTACTTATAGACAGGCACTAAGAGACTTACCTGCTAATACTACAGATATTGCTAATCCTCCTTGGCCGACAAAACCATCAACTTAAAATAAATAAAGAGGTATAATAATACAGTATGCCAAGAATTGATTTTCCAGCTAATCCTAATGTAGGTCAAGATTATTCCTACAATAACTCCATTTGGAGATGGGATGGTTATGTCTGGAGAAGAATTCCTGATCCAGGTGCTCCAGGTCAAACAGGTCCTGCTGGTGCTCCAGGTTTAACAGGTCCTGCAGGTCCAAATGGTCCTCCAGGTCCAGTTGGTCCTCCAGGTCCTGCTGGTGGTCCTCCAGGTCCTCCAGGTGACGATGGTGCAGATGGTTCTCCTGGTCCTCAAGGTCCTCCAGGTATTGGTGGTCCAACTGGTCCAACTGGTCCTGCTGGTTCTCCAGGTCCTCCAGGTCCTGTAGGTCCTTCAAATCCAGGTCCCACAGGTCCTGAAGGTCCGACTGGTCCAACTGGTCCTACAGGTCCTCCAGGTCCTACTGGTCCAGGTAATACAGGAACTATTGATAGTGTAAAGCAATATAGAACTCCTGGTGTAGAGAGAAGTTGTGAAAGCCCGATCTTTGTAGTTAATAATAATACAATAGGTATTGGATCGACAAGTAACGCTTACGGAAATAGATTTGCTCAGAACGATGATCCTACTACTTCTGCTGGTGGTAGTTGGAATGTATGTGATGGGGATTTATGGTATGATATGGACTCTGGTGCTGGTGGTGGACCTGGTCCTGCTGGTCCTCCAGGTCCATCTGGTCCAGCAGGTCCTCCAGGTCCAGCAGGTCCTCCAGGTTCAGGTGGTGGTGCGAATGTAGAAACATCTGATGTTCCACCAAGTAATCCTAGTGATGGTGATCTTTGGTGGGATTCTGTTAATGGACGATTAAATGTATATTACCAAGATGCTGATAGTTCACAGTGGGTTAGTTCTAATGGAGTAGGAATTGGTTCAACAGGTCCAGCAGGTCCTCCTGGTCCGACTGGTCCTGCTGGTCCTCCAGGAACTGGTAGCATATCAGATAAAATAGAAGAGGGTAATAGTAAAGTAGAAGTTATTGATACTGGAGTTGGTTTAGGTACTGTTTTTGTTAATACAGAGGGTACTGATCGTTGGGAATTTACCCATCAAGGTCATCTTCTTCCAATAGCACATGAAACTTATGATATAGGTTCAGCAGATCAAAAAGTTAGACATTTATTCTTATCAGATAATAGTATAAAATTTGTTAAGAGTAATGGTACAATTAATTCATTAGGAATATACACAGGTACTGATCAATTAACTTGGACTGGATCATATGGTTTTATGAATTTAAGTGGGCATATTATTCCCACTGATAATGCACAGTATGATCTAGGTAATGCAGAATATAAGATTAGACATTTATTCTTATCAGATAATAGTTTAAAATTTGTAGGTGCTGATGATGTTGTACGTGCAGTTGGTATTACCAATGGTAATTTAACCTATATGGGTAATCAATTATTAACAGTTCAACTTGATAGTCCTCAATCTGGGCATATTTTAGAGTATAATGGAACAGTATGGGCAAACAAGGCTAATACTGCAAGTTCTGCTTCATTTCAAAGTAATTGGCATATCCCTCTCTAAATAGTAAATAGGTAATTTAAAATTATGGCAGCAACAGTATATACAGGATCTGGAGATTGGAGTTACACCAATAGTACTGGTGGGAATGTTCGTGTGATTGTCGCATATTGCTGGAATAATCAAACGAACTATACTAATGATGAAGGAATAACACAAATTGTCAATGGAATTACGATTGGTCAGGCTACTAGTGGAACTAATCAGTATTTTAGAGGTTTTGGTAAGCATATAACTTATTATGATTATATAACAGGTTCTTCAGGTACTTCTTTGCAGATGAAAAATATTTCTGGTAATGTAAATGGAACTTTTGCAGATGAATTTTTTCTTGCCAATGGGCAAACTGCTGCACTTCAGTCTACTGATGGTGGTAAACCAATAAAGGCATATAATATTATGGTTATACCAGAGGGTAATTAATGGCAGTAAATTTTCCAAATAGTCCTTCAACTAACGATACCCATACCGAGAACGGTTATACATGGAAGTGGGATGGAACTTCTTGGATTATTCAATCTCTTGCTCCTCCAGGTCCGACTGGTCCAAGTGGTCCATCAGGTCCAAGTGGTCCTGCTGGTCCGCCAGGTCCGCCAGGTCCAACTGGTCCTCCTGCTACGGTAAGTAGTGATCCTATAGGATCAATCATAGCATGGTCTGGATCTACATCTAATATTCCAAGTGAGTATCAATTATGTGATGGTTCTACACCAGTTACGACTGAATTACAACTGATTACTGGGGGTGTTGTTCCTGATTTACGAGGTAGATGGATTGTTGGAACAGATGGTAGTTTTCCCAATAAAACTTTTGGTAATCAATTTTCAAGTGGATCTGCTACACCTCCATATTATTCCTTATTTTACATAATCAAACATACTGCTTCTGCAGGTCCTCCAGGTCCAGCAGGTCCTCCAGGTTCTGGGTCTTCTACTTTTGTAGGTTTAACAGATACACCATCTACCTTTACTGCTGATAAGTTTGTAAAAGTAAATTCTAGTGGTAATGCTTTAGAATGGACTGATGCTCCTACTAATGGATTACCTATAGTTAATGTTGCAGATTTTGGAGCACTTCCAGGTGCTGCTGGTGCAACAAACAGGACTAGTATTGAAAATGCTATTAACTCATTAGCATCTACAGGAGGATTGGTTTATATTCCTACAGGAACTTATGATATAACAGGAACTATAGAATTAAATAATGGAACTCTGGGTGATGGTGGCGGTATAAGTATCATCGGTCCTACTCAGAACTATAGAGTTACTTCTGCTGATACTGAAGGAGTTTGTTTGAGATCTACTGATGCTGTTAGTGATATAATCAAAGTAAATAACGTAAGAAATGTAACTTTTGCCAACTTAGCATTTGATCATAAAGAAGGTACACCTAGAAATGGTGGAAATGCTGTTCATTTTTATTCTAATACAAATACTCAACAGATTAGAATGGATAGGATTTATATCCGAAACCAATTTGGTGGTATTAAAGTAGATGGACATTCAATCGCAACATTTAGAGATATAGAAATTAGAGATTTTCCACTTCAAGCTGGAGCTTATGGAATGTTATTTTCTGCTTCTGCTGGTGGATCGGAAAGAGTTGATCAGGTAAGATGTGAAAATATTATTATTGATGGTTTAGTTGATGGAGGTCCACATCCAACTGCAAATGGATTATGGGTTAAGGATTTTGTAAATTCAATATGGTTCCTTAATTGTGCTGTTATTAGATGTAATAAAGGATTTTTAATGGACTCAGCTGTTCCTAGTGGAGCAACAGGTAATCCTGGTTCATTCTTTAGAATAAATGACTGTGATTTTGATACAAATGGTACATATGGTATTGAGATTGCTGGTGGTAGTTTTATATGGATTAATAACCCATATATAAGTAGTAATTTCGTTAATGGTTTGAGAGTTAGTAGTACTTTCACAGGCGTATTAAGAGTACATGGTGCAGATTGTAGAGGTAATAGGCAGCACGGAATTTATATTGATTCACAAGATCATAAGAAGATCTTTATAAGAGATTCACAGTGTGCTAATAATTCTGCAACTAATGATAATCAATATGATGGTCTTGCTTTTTATGATTCTAATGGAACTAATCAATCAGATATTCATATTGATGGTGGACAGTATGGTGGAGATATAATGGGATCAACTAATGGCGGTACTAATGGTAGTGTACCTCAAAGATATGGTATATCAGCAGTTAATAATACAAAATTTGATAGAATTACTATTAATAATGTAGATTGTACTGGAAATAGAACGGGTACAGTTCAATTTAACCCTAATAATGGGTCTGATAATTATATTCATAATGTTATCGGATTCCACGGAACACACTCAGGTGCTCACTAATGGCAGTTAAGATACGAAAAGGTGGTCAATGGGTAACTATAGTAGGTAATGGACCTCCAGGTCCAGCAGGTCCCACAGGTCCAACTGGTCCTGCTGGTGCAGACGGTGCTGATGGTGCTGATGGTGGAACAGGTCCAACAGGTCCTGCTGGTCCAACTGGTCCCACAGGTCCGACTGGTCCGACAGGTCCTTCAGGTGGAGCTGGTGGAACTGGTCCTGCTGGTCCGCCAGGTCCTGCTGGAAATGATGGTGCTGATGGAAGTAATGGACCTCCTGGTGCAACTGGTCCTACAGGTCCTACAGGTCCTGCTGGTCCGCCAGGTCCAACTGGTCCTTCTGGTCCCCAAGGTGTTGCTGGTCTAGATATTGGAACTTCACCTCCATCTGGTCCTTCTACTGCTGGTGATTTATGGTGGGAATCGGATACAGGTCATCTATATGTTTATTATAATGATGGTAATAGTAATCAGTGGGTAGCAGTCTCACAAGGTCCTGCTGGATCGCCTGGTGGAGGTGGTCTATTTACAACACCAAAATGGAATATACCAGTCTAAATACTAAACAGGAGATATAAAATCATGACAGCAACAGTTTATAATGGAGTATTACAGGGAACTGGAGCAACTCACATTCAGACTCTTTATAATAACAATACTGGTAAAAATGTAAGAATAGTATGGAATTATATTCAGGCAGGAAATAGTAATCCTAATGAAGTTGAGGTGATTGTAGGTCCAATAACTACACTTCCTGGTCATAGTAGTGGAAATAACCTTGATACAATCTTATTAAGACTTCCTTCTGGTTTTGCAGCTGGTAAAAATTTGGGAATTTTTAGGAATGATACTAATACAGCACATAGAGGATCTGGTGGTACTCCAGGTAGTTTTCCAACGGAAATGATGTTGTCTGATGGAGATAAAATTAGTATACGAATTCCTTCACAAATAGGCAGTTACGTGAATGGTCTTCATTATAATTTTGTAGCGATAACGGAAGATTAATAATATGGCAGCATTCGATTTTCCAAACAGTCCATCCCTTAATGATACCCATACAGAAAATGGGGTAATTTGGAAGTGGAATGGATATGCTTGGGATCGAGTTCCAAGTAGTGGTCCTCAAGGTGCTCCAGGTCCAACTGGACCAAGTGGTCCTGCAGGTCCTCCAGGTCCAACAGGTGGTTCTGGTCCTCCTGGTCCAGGTGGCACAGGTCCTGCTGGTCCTCCAGGTCCACCAGGTCCTACTGGAAATGATGGTGCTGACGGTGCTGATGGAGGAAGTGGTCCTCCAGGTCCTGCTGGTCCTCCAGGTCCTACAGGAAATGATGGTGCTGATGGAAATGATGGTAGTACAGGTCCAACTGGTCCTACAGGTCCAACTGGTCCATCTGGTCCTCAAGGTAATCCAGGTCCACCAGGTCAGTCTGGAGCAAGAAATTATACTATAACAAATAGTGGATCTGGTTCGTATTGTGTTGATGGCACTTGTAGTAATCCAACAATAAGTTTAATAAGAGGATTTACTTATACCTTTAGTGTAAATGCAAATGGGCATCCGTTTTGGATTAAAACATCTCAAACTACTGGAACAGGTAATCAATATAATACAGGAGTAACAGGTAATGGTACTCAAGTAGGAACTATAACTTGGACTGTTGCATCTAATGCACCAAGTACTCTTTATTATATTTGTGAATATCATAGTGCTATGACAGGCACTTTTTCTATATCAGATTTTGGTCCTGTTGGTCCTCCAGGTCCAACTGGTCCTGCAGGTCCTCCAGGTCCAACAGGTGGTTCTGGTCCTCCTGGTCCCACAGGTCCTGCTGGTGCTGACGGTGATGATGGAGGAAGTGGTCCTCCAGGTCCTCCAGGTCCAACAGGTGGAGATGGTCCTCCTGGTCCAGGTGGCACAGGTCCTGCTGGTCCTCCAGGTACTCCAGGTAATGATGGAAATGATGGAAATGACGGTGCTGATGGTGGACCTGGTCCTGCTGGTCCTCCAGGTATTCCAGGAAATGATGGTGCTGATGGTGCTGATGGTGGTCCAGGTCCTGCAGGTCCTGCAGGTCCTCCAGGTTCAAGTGGTCCTGCTGGTGTTCCTTCTGGAGCTGTTATGTTATTTGCACAAGCTAGTGCTCCTACTGGATGGACAAAATCAACATCACATAATAATAAAGCACTTAGAGTTGTAAGTGGTTCTGGTGGTGGTTCTGGTGGTAGTAATTCATTTACTAGTTCATTCTCCAACCAATCTTTAAGTGTTAGCGGATCTGGAAGTGCTAGTGGAACTACAGGAAGTAGTGTTTCTGGATCTACAAGTAGTGAAAATGCTGGATCTGTTAGTGTTAGTGGATCTGTTAGTGGTAATTGTGGTGGTGGACAATACATTTACGCTAGTACCAGTCAGGTAACATTAGCAACTAGTCAGATACCATCTCACCAACACGCTTATGATGTTCCTCGTGGTAGTAGTGGTTCTGGATATGGTTTCCGAGATACTATGAATGGTACTTCTTCTGGAACCGCATCAGTTGCTGCTGCTGGTGGAGGTGGTGCTCACAATCACTCATTAGTTAATTATCTAATATCTGGTTCTAACTTTAGTTTCAGTGATAGTTTTACTGCTTCTGGTTCCCCTAGTAATCACAGTCACGATATAGGCAATCACTCTCATAGTTTTAGTGATAGTAGTATTAGTGTTAGTAGTTCTGGTTCTCTTGACTTGCGTGTTCAGTATGTTGATGTTATAATAGCATCAAAGGATTGATTTAATGAAACTTGAACGTGGCAATTATTGTCCTTTAATTAAGAAGGATTGTATAGGATTACAGTGTACTTGGTTTACTCAAATACGTGGTATGAATCCCAATACAGGAGAAGAAACTGATGAGTGGGGATGTGCAGTTGGTTGGATGCCTATGTTAATGGTTGAAAATTCTCAAATGCAAAGACAAACTAGTGCTGCTATTGAATCCTTTAGAAATGAATCTGTAAAGTCAACTTTACAAGCACAAGAGATATATAAGGCAGAATTGAAACTTAAAGCATTAGATAGATTACAAGAACCTAGAAAAACCTTAAATGTAACAGAAGAATGAAATTAACAGTTGTTCCATCTGATAAAACAATAATTATTGATACTGAAGGGGTAGTATGTAGTAATGTTGATCTTTCTTGGATTCCTACAGATGTTCATGCGATGCATTGGGACAGTTCAACAAATAAAGGTCACGTTGAATATGAAGATGATGCTGTAGATGGAGATGGAAATAAAAAATGGGGTGATGAAATTACTGCAATAGGTATTTGGCAGCAAGCAGTAACAGATCACGCTAATGAAAAAACTGCTCAAGCAAATGCAATAGAAGCAGCAAGAGATCATTTAGCAGAAGTAAAACAATATAGAAATGCTTTATTATCTTGGTCTGATTGGACTCAAGGTAATGATTCCCCATTAAGTTCTAGTAAGAAAACTGAGTGGGCAACATATCGTCAGGCATTAAGAGATCTTCCAGCAACTATAGCAGCAGATTCTAATTTAACTGCAAAGGCGATGGCAGATGACTTTACGCATTCTAGTTGGCCGACAAAACCCACATAGTATGCTATAATAATTAAACTAGATGGATAACTAGATGAATGATCTGATACAAGTAATTAAGATTCTTAATGGTGCTGATCTTAAAAAAGTAAATCAATATGTTGATACTTTAGAATTTAAAGATAATACTGTGTTTGGCAAACCTGGTGAGGAATGTCAAACTAATACTGATATTAGATCTAGTACTGGGGTATCTTTAGATGATGCACATGAAATAACTAATGTTATTCATAATGCTATGAATAATGGATTGGATGAATATAAGAGAAGAGTACAAAAGATTCATCCTAATTTTAGTTATTATCCTGTACCTGGTGCTGTAGGAACTAGATCTTGGAGAGAAGGAATACAAATATTAGATTATAAAAAAGGACAAGAATATAAGTTTCATCACGATGCAGCAACAGAACCTAGATTAGGTGAGTATCATAGAAAGATTTCTGTTATATTATATTTAAAGGAAGCAACTAAAGGTGGTGGAACTGCATTTGCACATCTATCAGTCAAACCAAAACCTGGTTATGCTCTTATATTTCCATCTAATTGGTGTTATCCTCACGCAGGTGAACCAGTAAGTGCAGGTAAAAAACGAGTCGCTGTTACATGGTATTACGTTGAGAATATATAGATATTATGCGATACATATGATTATGAATGATGAAACTGTTCAAGATATCATAATTGATGTCTGCAAAAGAAGAATTACTTTAATTAGTAATGAAGGTGAAACTAGATTTGTTAAGTGTGATAACACAGATCAGTTTATGGGTGTAATGGATGTTATTAAGGAACATGCTGATCCTGAAATCATTACTTATGTTCAACCAAAATTAACTACAGATAGCAAAGCTAAATAGAACATAGAAATACCAACTGGACTAGTAGTATAAAAAGATGCCACTTAATAAATTAGAGAATTTTATAAAGAATAGTGAGGGTCGCATTCTTTATGTTAATCCAAATGATCTTGATGCCACCGATGGAATAGAAAATCAGGGTAATTCATTAACAAAACCATTTAAGACCTTACAAAGAGCACTTATCGAATCCGCTAGATTTTCATATCTAAGGGGAAATGATAATGATTTAGTGGAGAAGACAACAATATTACTTTTTCCAGGTGAACATTTAATAGATAACCGTCCAGGTTTTGGTATAAAGGATGTTAATGGAACTGCTACTGCTATTAGTCCAAGTAGTGCAGAGTCTGGTGCTCAGAATACTCTTACATTAACTCTTAACTCTAACTTCGATTTAACACAAGAAGATAATATACTTTATAAGTTTAATAGTACAGAAGGTGGTGTTATAGTTCCTAGAGGAACATCTATTGTTGGATTAGACTTAAGAAAAACAAAGGTTCGTCCTAAGTATGTTCCAAACCCAACAGATGATAATGTAAAATCTGCTGCTATCTTTAGGGTTACTGGTGCTTGTTATTTCTGGCAGTTCTCTATATTTGATGGGGATGAGTCTACATTAGTATATACAGATCCTACTAACTTTGATACTACAAATAGATCTAAACCAGTATTTTCTCACCATAAATTAACAGTATTTGAATATGCTGATGGTGTTAATAAATTAGATAAGTTTGGTGGATTAACTGATCTAGATGTTTATTATAGTAAGTTATCCAACGCATATAATAGGGCATCAATCAGAGATATTGATGAGAAGTTTCCTAGTAATTCAGGTGGATTTGCAAAGCAAAGACCTGAATTTGAAATTGTAGGTGCTTTCTCTGCTGACCGTATTCAGATCTCAAATATTATTTCAGGTGATGGTGCAACACCAGGTCAGGTTGTTACTGTAACAACAGCAGTTCCACATGAATTAACTGGTGGTACACCAATTAAGATTGAGGGTGTTAATGAAGTAACATATAATATTTCAACTAAAGTTAATAGTGTTTTGAATGAAACTCAATTCACATATCTATTATCTTATGTTCCACCTAATCTTAGGGCAGGTCCTGCTGGTGGATTAAGTGCTGGTAGTGCGGAAGTTAGTGTAGAAGTTGATACTGTTACTGGTGCATCTCCTTATATCTTTAACTGTTCTTTGAGATCAGTTCTTGGTATGTGTGGTATGAAAGCTGATGGTGCAAAGGCAACTGGATTTAGATCTATGGTTGTTGCTCAGTTTACTGGTGTATCACTACAGAAAGATGATCGTGCATTTGTAAAATATAATAAAAATAGTAGAAAATATGATGGTATTACATATCAAAAACAAACTGGTGAGTTACTATCATCCGAAGCATCAAATCCTAATCCAGCAAATGTTTATCACTTAGATAAAGATGCTGTTTATAGAGATGGTTGGAAGACTGCACATATTACATTAGAAAATGATGCTGTTCTACAGATCGTTTCTGTGTTCGCTATTGGTTATCATATTCATTTCTTAATGAAGTCTGGTGGTGACGCATCAATTACAAACTCTAACTCTAACTTCGGTCAGTTTGCTCTTGCTGCTGATGGATTTAAGAAAGAATCTTTTGATAAAGATAATAAAGGATTTATTACATCTGTTATTGCACCAAAAGCAGTTGTTAGTGAAGAATCTAATATTGAGTTAAATCAACTTGATACTTCTGTTAACCAAGCATATAAAGCTGCTGATACTTCAACTAATAATATTAATAGTAGAAGTAAGTTATTCTTATTAGGACAAACTAATGAGAACTTAGTACCATCTGAAATTGCACAGGGATTTAGAATTGGTGCAAGAGTTGGTGAGAAGTTTTATATAGATTTAGCAAATGGAACTAAAGTTCAAGCTACCATTTGTATGTCTAATAAGGAAATTGTTGGTGGTAATGCTTCAACTGTGACTTCAACAGTTAGAGTTACTTCAGAAAAAGAATATGAAGGAACTCATAATAATACTACTCAAGGAAGTGCATCTATTCAGCATGAAATAGAACTCAATAATTTACGTGCTGTTGGTGCTAAACATGATCTTAATAATGGTGAATCTATTAGAGTTATTGCAGAGAGTGGTGATTTACCAGAAGGTTTAGATCCACATAAAATTTATTATGCAATTACTAATGAAAAGAATAGTTCAAGACAAGATGGCATCAGTTTAGATGATTACACAATTCAGATTGCATCATCAAAAACTAACGCTGATAGAACTACACCACAATATATTAAAACTATTTACAGTCCTGATGCAGGTAAATTAAAAATTATTAGTAGAGTTTCGGATAAGAAACCAGGTGAATTAGGACATCCAATGCAGTGGGATGCTGCTGAGAGTAATTGGTTTATTCATGTTGATGGCACTAATCAAAGTTCTGAATCAACTTATAATAGTATATGGGATAACTTTGCTAATTTAGATCCTGATGATGAGGATATTCCTTATCTTCAAAGACAAAATGATAGTAGAAGTTTAGATGATAAACTCTATAAGTTTAGATATGTAATTCCAAAAGAATTAGAAAATGCTAGAGATCCTAACGATAGTTTTATCATTCAAGATTCTAGTTCTACTAATATAAGAGCAACGGCAGATTTTACTAGAACTTCTATTGGATCTACTGATTATGATTATAATAGGAATTTGAGATTCATTTCTTATCTTGATTATAACAGTACTACTAAGATAGTCACTATTAGAGCAGATAAGTCTCACAATCTAAATGCTGGTGAACAGATTATCCTTAAGAATATAACATGTAATGTTAATCCTAATGGAGCAGCAGGTAAAGGATATAATGGAACATTCTTAGTTAACAGTGTTATTAGTGATAAAGTCTTTACTTATAAAACAACTGACATTTTAGGTAATGTTCATAATGTAGGAACTTATAATAATGACACTCATACTAGGAATATGGCATTACCTAGATTTGAGAGAAATAATAACCAAGAGAATCTATTCATTTATAGAACAGAAACAATTTTACCTTATGTTGAAGGAGCACAAGATGGTGTTTATCATCTATACGTTCTGAATGGTAATAATGTTATACCAGAAGAATTTGCTAATGGTAAGTATAATCAGAATGTTGTTAATCTTTATCCAGAATTGGATCGAGATAATGTAAATGATAACCCACAACAGGCAAATAGTTATGCTAAGAGATTCCCTATTGGTGATGTAGTTACTAATGATCTTAAGAAGAGTATTACTAGAGAAACTGCTAATAATTTTATTAATAGTTTTGGTGTTGCGAATACAGTTAGTGATGTAACTGATAATGGTACTTCTGCTGTTCTAACACTTACAAAAGAACATGATCTTGGTGGTTTGAAGTATGGTGGAACATTATCAGGTGGAGGAAGTCATACTGATGGAACTTACTATAATGTAAAATTATTTGATGATGCTTCTGCTCCTGCTTCTGCTGTATGGAAAGGTGCTACTGCTAAAGTTGTTGTTAGTGGTGGAGCAGTTACCGAATATGAGATAACTGAACCAGGATCAGCATATAAGAGTTCACTATCTCCATTATATTTTGATTCTTCATTAGTATCTCAAGGTGGTATTGGTGGAGCTCCTAGTGCTAATATTGCTATTACTAATGATAACATTAGTTTGGCAACTGATAGTTATGTTCAAGTAACTGGTATTAGTACAGGAACTGACAATTATTTCAGGGTTAATGATGCTACGGATATTAATAAAATCAATATTAATAAGACTGCAAGTGAAACAATTCTGAACGGTCAGACTGTTGTTAGTGTAGGACCTACTGTTGAAGTTAATACTTCTAGTGGAACCGATACAACTACATTTAATTGTACTGCTGCACACGGATTATTAAAAGGAAATCGTTTTAGAGTATTAAATGCTTCTGATGCTAATCTTGGAGACTTTATTGTTACTGAAGTTGTGGATGTAGATAGTTTTACTGCTGCAACTCCAGGTGGATTAACATCTCCTAAGTATATTCTTAAGCATGGATTATCTGCTAATGATGGTAATTCTGGTAAACAGGGTGAAAGTTTGGGGGTAAGAGGAGTTAGTTTCTATGATAATGAATCTCTAGTTTTGAATGAAACAATTACTTCAGTTACGGATGAAATTAAAGTTACTCTACCTGGTGGAGGAACAACTGTTGCATCTATTCAGGCAAGATTCCCATTAGGTTCATTTATTCAGATTGATAATGAAATAATGAGAGTTGTTGATAAAACTATTGGTACTGGAACTAAACTTAAAGTTATTCGTGGTGCATTAGGTACTATTGTTGATAATCATGTTATTAATTCTCAGATTAAGAAGATTAAACCACTTCCTGTTGAATTAAGAAGACCTTCTATACTTCGTGCATCTGGTCATACGTTTGAATACCTTGGTTATGGTCCAGGTAACTACTCAACTGGTTTACCTCAAGTTCAACTTAAATCTCTAACTGAGAGAGAAGAGTTCTTATCACAATCACAAGAAACATCTTGTGGTACTGTTGTTTACACAGGTATGAATGATAAGGGTGACTTCTATATTGGAAACACTAAGATTTCATCTGACTCTGGTGAACAGGTAACATTTGATATTCCAATTCCAACTGTAACGGGTGAAGATCCAAGTACACTTAGTGTTGTATTTGATGAGGTAATCATTAAAGATAGATTACTTGTTGAGGGTGGAAGTTCTAATACAATTCTATCTCAGTTTAATGGACCTGTAACATTCAACGGTAATGTAAGATTCAACAAGGATCTTAAAGTTGCAACTAACTTAACTGTTGATGGTATAGTTAAATTTAATAATGAAACGGTAGCATCATCTGCTTGTGGTGTAACTCCTACAGGATCATTAGTTGTTAAAGGTGGAGTTTCTATTGGTGATAAGGTAACTGGTGCTGGTGCAGTATCCTTAAATGTACTAGATGGTATTGTTAGAATTTGTGAAAATGCTGCATCAACCAGTTCTACTACAGGTGCTTTAATAATTGGTGGTGGTGTTGGTATTGCTGGCGATCTGAATGTTGGTGCTAAAGCATCTTTCGGTCAAAATGTAACATTTAGTGGTGGATTGCATTTACCAAGTGGTGTTCAGATAACTTTTGGTGGACCAGATGCTACTGATCCACTAGGAACTATTCAGCATGATGCTCCAGGTGATAATTTTAGACTTACCGCAAGGGGTGATACTACTGATGTTTACTTACAAAGTAATTCAAGAGTTATTATTGGTGATAAAGAGAATACTGAGCAAGGTTTCGTTTACAATAAGGGTGCTAGCTCAGCAGTATATTATGGTGGATTAAAGAAACTTGAAACTCTTAATACTGGTGTTAAGGTTACTGGTGACTTAGATGTTACTGGTGATATTACTGCATACTCAACTTCTGATGCAAGATTGAAGAATGATGTTAAACCAATACAAGATTCTCTTGCTAAGGTTAAATCAATTTCAGGTAATACCTTTACTTGGAATGAAGCATCTAAGAAAGAGGGACAGGAAGATACTGGTGTGATCGCACAAGAAATTTCTGCTATCGGATTACCTGGCACAGTAACTATCAGAGAAGATGGAACCTATGCTGTTGATTATGAGAAGTTAGTTCCACTTCTACTAGAAGCAATCAAGGAATTATCTAATAAGGTTGATACTTTATCATAATAAATAACTAAAAATAATATTAATGGCTAATATTAAGAAGACATTTAATTTCCGTAATGGTGTTCAGGTTGATGATGATAATCTGATCGTAAACCAAACGGGTCTGGTTGGTATCGGAACTACTGTTCCAACTGAGGCTTTGGATGTCCGAGGAAAAGTTAAAGTTCTTGTAGACCCTAATGTTGCTGGATCTGGAGAGATTAATGCAACTACAGGTATAATTACATCTTTAACTGTAACCAATTTAACTGTTAGTGGAAATGATTATTCTGGTGGTGTAATTGGTGTTGGTATTAGTGTTGGAACAGCAGGTATTATAACTGCAACTGAGCCATCTGGTATTGTTACTTATTATGGTGATGGTAAAGAATTATTGAATCTACCCACATCACAGTGGATAGATAAGGACGTAGGATTAGGATATACAAGTATATACGCTCAAGGTGGCGTAGGTGTGGGGACAGTAGATCCTCGATTTACCTTCCAAGTTAGTGGAAATAATGACTTAACTAACTTTGAAGAAGGTGTAGGTATTAATGATAAGGGTGGTGTTGTAGCAACTGGTGTTATTACTGCTACTACATTTAAGGGACATGTTGATGGATCTGTATCTAGTGGATTAGCAACTATTACACAGTTACAGTCTACAAATGCAAATGTTACGGGTGTAGTTACTGCTACTGAATTTAAAGGAGATGTTACTGGTGATGTAGTTAGTGGTGTATCAACAATCACTACCTTACAATCAACCACGATAAATGCAGGTCTTATAAACGCTACTGGTGCAGGATTTACTGGTGCTTTATCAGGTGATGTTACTGGAAATGTTACTGGTAATATTAATGGTAATATTAATGCGGTAACAGGTATTTCAACACTTAATATACTTAAGATACTTGGAACTATTGATGGTGATACTGTTTCTGGTATTCTTACTACTGGAAGATTAACTTCTGCTAGTTCAACTATAGGTGTAGCAACAGCAGCATCATTAAATGTTCAAGGCAAATTGGGAGTTGGTATCAATAATCCAATAGGTGATATTCAGGTATATAAGTCAGGAATTTCTACTGTTAATATTGTTGGTGAAGAGTATGCTGTTTTACAGTTAGGTCAAAGAGATTCGATTGGTATTGGAGCAAGCACAGCACAGTTTAAGTTTGGTGAAACCAGTCAAGAACTTGATATTATTAATGGAGATCCTGGTAGTATCAATAGTATTATTCATGGTGGTGGATCTGCTGGTATTAATACTGGATCATTTAACTGGATATATGGTGTAAATAACAGTACACTAATGTCACTAGACTATACTGGAAAATTGGGTGTTAATAAACCTGATCCAGAATATCCTTTAGATGTAAGTGGTATTGGAACATTCTCAAGTGATGTTTATGTAAGAAATTCTTTAGATGTTGGTGTTTTACTGACTGTTGGTGGTAATGCAACTGTCGCTGGAACATTAGGAGTTACCAGTAGTGTGACTATTGGTGGAGATTTAAATGTTACTGGAGTATTTAATTATCCTTCAGATGTTCCTGCTGATAGATTGCCAGAAGAAATTGATGTTAGAATATCTTCTGCTGGAGTATCTACATTCTTAGGTGGTGTTAATCTTGGAGCAGTTCAAGTTGGTGGATTAAATGGAGTTATCTCTGGTGTATCTACGATTGGAATCTTAACTTCTGCTGAAAATATTCCATTAGCTATGGGTGTTTATTCACCAACAGCAAATGCATCTTTCAATAGATTGGGTGTTGGTAATACCAATCCTATAAATGCGTTGGATGTTACTGGTACTATTCAAGCGACTCAATATCTTGGAGTTGGTAATCAACCAATAGGTGCTGCGGTTGACTTCTCTAATGCTGGTAGGGGACTTACTGTACCATCGTTACAGAATAGAAACTTTATGCTCCCACCAAAAGTTACCACAACTGAAAGAGGTAACTTAGTAGGATTAGCTGCTGGTGCAATAATATACAATACTACTACAAACAAACTTCAAGTTTATAATGGATCTTCGTGGCAGAACCTTCACTAAGGAATAATTAATGGGAATTAGTGTAACTAAGGCAGGACCATATTTTGGTTCAGGTGAAATAAAGTTTAGTCAATTAAGATCTAACTTTAAGGAAACTGGTAGTGGACCTGTTTCTGCTTCAGAACTTTTTAGAAATACAAATCCCTATGATAGAGAACCTATAACACCAGATTCTACTGAGAATGATCAAATAGCATCTGATCCATTTCCAGTGAGTGTGACTTGGTCTACAACTTATGGACCAGCATATGTTTCTGGACAAAATTATGTGGAAGCGATGCCATATAGTACAGATTATCCTAGAGGTTCTTTTGACTATTATTTTGGTGGTGTTAAAGTAGGGACACTTGATCTTGAAACTGCATCCAATACTTACATAGAACTTGGTGATATTAGGTATGATTCACATACTCAACAGCCAGCAGAATGGACTGTTATTGATCCTATGAGTCATATCTCTGGTCAAAATTATGTAGAAGCTACAACACCTATTGCTGGACAATTTCCTGCAGGAACTTTTGAATATTATTGGGATGGTGTTCTTCAAGGAGTTCTTAATATTCAAGGTGCTACTGTTGATTATGTTGAGGTCACTAATCAATATGGTAGTTTTAGATTTAGAGGTGGAACATTACAAGCGGATGGAACATATTCAATCGAAAGATCCAAATTAACACAAAATTTTTATTCAATATCAAAAATAGAACGCACGATTGGTACTGGTGGTAGTGGTCCTTTTAGATATTCTGGTGTAGGTAAGAATTTAAAAGCATCACAATTTAGAAATTCTATTAAGAGATATACTGCTACTCAATCTGGTAATGATCAATTCTTAGATATGGGATTATATACTGCCAGTGGTGGTAAAGGTATTGATTGGGACGGACAGGGTGTGCAAGATGCTGCAGGATCTGTAACTGGAAATTATCAAAGAAATGTACAGAAGATAATTAATATAACTGGTATATGTTATTCTGATGATGAAGGAACTAATGGTGCTGTAGGTGGTGGTGGAAGAGGGCATACTAAAAAGCCTGCTGCTAAGTTGGTTATGCCTAATCCATTAAAAGCTTTGAATACAAGGCTTCATGTTAGTGGTGGAATATATGGAGCTGGTGGTAAAGGTGGTTATTTTGGTCCTACTCATGCTCCTCAAGATGAATCTGATCCAGGTAAAGATGGTGGACCAGCATTATCAATATCACATGAAGGTATAGAAAGTATAACTTATATTCATGTTGAAGGTGGTAAGATATATGGTGGTGGTGGCGGTGGAGAACAAGGAATACAAGGAGAGTGGCCTGTTGCAGCTGGCATATGTGATTTAGGTGGATATACAAGTTGTTCTGGTGGTAATACAGTTTGTACTACTAGTGGTGGATATACTGCTGGATATGATGAAGGATGTCATGGTAGTGGTACTGGTGGAAGTTGTGCTCCAGGAGAAATAAGTGCTAGTTTACACATAGCAACATTACCTTGTCCTGATGGTAGTGGATATGGAACTATATCTGCTGTTTTCTGTTATAGACAAACTTGTGTTACAACAGAACGTACTTGTACTTACACTTCATATGGTAGTTATACCTCAACTTTACCAATTCAAGGTAGAGGTGGTGCTGGTGGTAATGGTGCTGCTGGTGTTCCTGGATCACCTAATTATCAAGCTCAAAGTAGTGGAAGTGCTGGAACACAAGATATAGATGCTCAATGTAATTCTGGTGGAACATTAGGAGGTGCTAAGAACTCAAGTCCAGGTGGTACTGGTGAAGATGGTGGACAACATGGTTCTCCTGGTGGTTCTAATGCTGGTAAGAGTCCTGCTGCTAGTGGATTAGCACAAGGAGAAGGTGGTGGTAAAGGTGGAGCTGCTGTATGTGGTCAATACTTTAAGACACCATTATTAGGAAATACTGGATCAAATAATGTTAGAGGTACTATTGGAAATCAGTGTGATGGAACAAATTCACCACCTATTATCGTTCCTAATGCACCAACTGTTACTATGGGTGATGTTAATTACATTAGGTTTAACTATCCTGATGCGGATGGTACACAGACTCAAACTCTAAATGTAACTGGTACTGTATCTGCTAAGTTTGCTCATATGTGGAATGATAAGAATGATTATGGACGTGGGATGGATGGAATAAAGATATACAAACCAGACGGATCAGTTTTATGGAGTAGTGTTTTTAATGTTGATTTCTCAGACCCAGGAAGTGGGATACCAAAAACATATTACTCTCCTCAACTTACTATAACTGAAGGGATATATCCTGTTGAATTTATTAACTTACATCCAAGAAATCAAGCTGGAACTGATTCAAATGGAAGACCTTATCTTAAAGCAGATCATTTATTAGAAATAGGTCAGAAGATGTTTTTCGTAGATGGTCATGAAGGTGATAGAAACCAAGAGGTTTATATATTACCTAATGGAACTGATACTCTTTGGCAGAAATCTTATATAACAGGAACTCATGGTTCTGCTAGTGCTGCTAATAATTGGGCAGGAGATACTTCATCCGAGTATGTTGGTATGAACCAGTATTGGTCAGCATTTATGCGTAGATTAGCATACTGGGAAAATAATAGTGATCCAAAGACTCAAGGCGGTGCTGAACCTGGTTTCTTCCAAGCTTGGTCTTTCAACCCACCAATAACTAGGGGTGTTAACGAATATAGACTCAGAGCTCAGTCTGATAATGATTGTATATTTTATATAGATCAGATGTTTAAGATTGGAGAAACATCAAAATATGATAGTAGTGGAAGTAGTGAATTAGATATACCTATAAATTATGCTTTTGCAAATGGAACTAACGCATCAGTTAGGGTGCAGTGTTTCAATAGACAACCATTAAATATAAGTTGGAATACGATTAATGAACCAGGATATGTTGCTAATCAAAATTATGTATTGTTCACAACAGCTACTCAACAGTATCCTAGAGGAACTTTTGAATATTATTGGGGTGGTGTTAAAGTAGGAACACTTAATATTGAAGGTGCTAGTGTTACTTACATAGAATCTGAGGATGGAAATTACAGATATGATTCTCACACCCAAGTTGGTGGAACAGGTTCAAATTTCTATACAATATCAAGGATAAAGCGTAGTCCTCAAATAAACTGGAAGGAAAACCCTGCTGGTGTTGCATTTGAGATCTATACTTATGATAATGATGGAAATAAGGTAGTTGCAGTTGATTCTAGTCCTCTTGGTTCTGAAGGTACTGTATGGGGTGCTGCCC